GCCACCAATCTCAACCTCAACCTGAGCGATGAGCTGTTCTCCGGGGAAATCCAACCAACGGGCATAAACACCAGTGTTGTTGCCGGCAACGTAAGTGCCAACACCCATCAACTGGTTGATCTCGGGGAGAGTAACCTGAAGGTAGGTGCGATAGGCAAGATCACCATTACGGCTGATCGTGCACTGGACACGACGACCGAAATCGGCTTGTCCGTTGAAAGTTTGCTCTATAGATTCAATAGCAAAGTTGGTGTAACGTCTGTAAGTTACCTTCCAGAAAGTGATCTGAGGATTACCAGTGAGGTATACGTCTTGTGCGCCGTAAGCGACTAGTTGCATGAGTCCGCCTCCCATTTTATAATATGGCTAAAGAAAAAAATTTTTTGGAATTTAATTTAATACAAATTAATTAAATTCAATAAAAATGTTATATAATTGCAAATTATGAGGTAAGTATCTTATTTATGTCCATATTAGATTTCATAAATTTTTGTAAATATGAATCTAAAAATATTTCCTTTTTGCCCTCATGGTTCTTTGAAAAAACATATGCCTCTTGTTTCTTAGTAACCGACCATCCTTCTTGTAAGGCATTCTAAATGAAGGACATTTTTTGAAAAGTCACCATGTCTATTTTGTGCTCCTTGTTGTCCTCTATATTTATATGTAAATCCATTTTATAAAAAAACAGAAAAGTTAAATAGTAATTAAACCAATTGTCTAATCCACCCCTTTATTGTAGAAATAAATGTTATATTGAAATTACAAATTAAAAAGTATTATGATATTTTATAAAGAACTATGTCAAATGGATTTAAGCCTAAAACCACAAAAAAAATTAAGATAAACAAGAGAAGTACTATTACTTTGGATGGAAAACATCGCGAATATTTGAATGAATTTATTAAAGACGACGTTGATAGAATTCCTGAATTAAAGCTAGAGCGTGATAATTTACAACAAAAGGCATCAGATCCAAATATAACTTTATCCCTTGAAGAACGATTGGATATAAAAGATCGCCTAAAGGAAATCAACAAAACGATTAAAAATTACCATCTCAAAAAAAAGGAATATTTATTAGAAAACTCAAAACATATTTTTGATTATTTTGAAAATAAGAAAAATATTTCTAAAGGCGATGATATAATACCTACCTCTAAAAGTAAATTGGTAAATAACTTTTTTAAAATTAATAATGAAACCCAGACATCATCCTCTGCGAACAATGTGAACACTCATAACATAGTGCAAAAATATTTGAGTAATATAGATGATACGTTTATTGACATTAATCAATACGTCCAGGCTTGTGATATCTGTCAATATTGTCATGTTGGTGAATTGATTCCGTTAGAAGACGATGGGGTATTGATATGCAATAAGTGTTCCAGACACATTCCCTACTTGATTGAAAATGAGAAACCTTCTTATAAAGAGCCACCCAAAGAGGTTTGTTTTTATGCATACAAGAGAATTAATCACTTCAAGGAAATCATCGCGCAGTTTCAAGGAAAGGAGACTACCCAAATACCGCCAGAAGTAATCGAAAATATTAAACTTCAAGTGAAAAAGGAGAGAACTACGATTGACCAGATTACAAATATAAAAACAAAGGAGATCTTAAAGAAATTGGGGTACAATAAATATTACGAACATATACCATTTATCAAGGACAAGCTTGGTATAAAACCGCCTGTAATGTCCGCCGAATTTGAAGAGACCCTTTTTAATTTGTTCATGGAATTGCAGGCACCTTACTCCAAGTTTTGTCCCGATGATCGCGTCAACTTTTTAAATTACTACTACACGGCATACAAACTTTGCGAGTTGTTGGGCGAGATACATTACCTTGAACACTTCCCAATGCTAAAAGATAGAGAGAAAAGAATCGACCAAGATAATATTTGGAAGAAGATTTGTCTGGAACTTGATTGGGAATTCATTCCAACCATTTAGATCCGATCCTTGAAGAATTAGATATTTGTATAAATTAATTATCATATAAAATTAATTTATTCTATCGCTATATTAATGGCTCCTGCAAATAAAACAAGGAAATCACCTTCCGCGAGTGCAACCAAATTTGGTGTTGGAGTGAAGAAGCGCGGGAATGATGGGAATATGTGGCAAATAGTTCAAACTAAAACGGGTACAAAGCGATGGTTAAAGGTCGCAAGCAATGCAAAAAGCAAAAAGAATACCAAAGCGGTCAAGGCGGTAAAGGTGATGGGACCTATACAAGACGACGACGCGATCCGAAACAAGAATAAAAAGTTGTATAAATTTTGGTCGGATTTGGCGGATTCCAAACATGGCGTCTTTATTTATAAGGACAATAGTCATAAAATAATTAAAAAAAATCTTAGAGAAGAACAGGTAAAGGCCGAAACAGATGGTAATATTGTAGCGATTTTGGATAGCGGACCAAGTTTTGGGGCATATGTTGCATTATCCAGAAAAGCTGGAGATAAAAGCGTTGAGGAAGTCATCAAAAATTATAAGAAATATTTTAACGAGGGTGCGTCTGGAAAAAGATTATTCTGTTAAATACATTATGCTCACCTCAACGCCGACGGCGACGACTCTTACGTATTTTTTTACGCATGGATTTTCTTCTCTTAATTGATTTGCGTCGTCTTACAGATTGTCGTTTACGACGAGTTCTTTTCTTTCCACCCTGCGTGGGGGTTTCCTCATCGTCATCTGTCTCTTCCTCATTATCTGTATCTCCGAAAAATGGATAATTATCCTCATATGATGCTGTAAATAAGGTTGGTGTCGTAGTATTTTCACCAATTATATATACTATTCCAACAGCATTTAGACTCTCAAGACCATAGTTTATTTTTATATCATTCAGATATTCAATTTGGTCGTCTGTGAATCCAACACCTTGTAGCTGTATTATTTCTTCTGCAGTATATGGATCAATTGAACCACCTCGTTGTTTATACTTTCTTGTTTTCATTTGTCGTTCTTATAAATATAATATAATTTATTATATTTATTTGCTGAAATGTATATTCTGGTGGGTCAGAGAGATTTATAGGCCTCCAGGGAAACCGACCAAATTGGCACCAATACCAAACCCGGCACCAGAGCGAGCAGTCACGCCAATAACAGGAACATACGTATCTAGGATGCTAAAAGTTGCAGCCGCGGTTAACGCAATCATACCAATCTCTTCTAAATTCAATGATCTCTTGGGGATGGCATAAGCCGCCAAGGCGACCATTAAACCTTCAACAAGATATTTTATAATCCTCTTTACCAACTCGTTAATGTCGAAAACGCGATTCATTATACTAAATAGATAGAAAAAAACAAATAAATATATATAATAATTAAATCACTTAAAATTATGCATCTTACATAGATTATAATGAGTCAATCTAAATTCGAGAGAAAACTACAAACCAATGGCAAGCCAAATCCTAAATATATTGACTTGCTAGAGGAGGACAAGCCCTTGGCAGGACAAAAATTTGTGTGCGTTTCATTTGTTTCGCCCGAAAAAATTCTAAAACAAAAGGAAATTTTCTTTTTCGAAGAGTTCCTAAAGAAGTGGGATTTGAACAAGTCAATGGAGAAGTTTGTGCAGTTTTTGAATTTTGCGTCATTCAAGTATAAGTTGACATTTGACGATGTTATGAAGGACTTTCAAGATTTTATCACAGAAGAGAAGGATACTATTACGGCTACTACTCTTGCTGATGATTACAAGACATTTGTGGATAAGAACGAGGAGGACTTGGAGAAGTCTTTCAGCATCGCACACAATTTCCAGACTCATACAAGAGGTATTAAAATCCGCGGGTCCTATCCTTCTATTGAGGAAGCCGAGCTAAGATGCAAGATGTTGCGCGAGATTGACCCGCATCACGATGTTTATGTTGGTCCCGTAGGATTGTGGATGCCTTGGGAGCCTGAGGCCTACAAGACGGGTCGCGTGGAATACATGGAGGAGGAGTTGAATAAGTTGATGAGCGAAAAGAGCAAGAGCGAAGAGAACGCCAAGAATGCTTTTGAGCAACGTGTCAAGGAGACGAAGAAGAAGGCCATCGAGGATAACATTAAAAACGCCGAGAAGAGCGGCAACACTTTGACCCAAACGATTGATGATGCAGGAAACCTCATTGGCGTTGGATTGGCGAATACCCAAGAGAAGACGCTTGCGGGTAAGGGTAGCGAGATTTCAGTTGCGGATATTCGTAGCGAATTGTTCGAGGGTGAAAATATTATTGTTGGCAAGTCCGATAATGGACAAAGCCAGCTACTCAGTGGCCCATTTGCGTCCAAGAAGAAGGATTAATGTGCTAATAATTTAATACCAAATAAATGAAATAATATATATATAATATTTTTATATATATAATGGCTACATTTGGAC